TCTCTCTTGTTCCTTAGCAGCAGTCTGTTTATTAACTTCTATCTTAGTTCTTTCATCAGCAGTTGGTGGTCTTCTCTTACCAAAGAACTTTAACTTTGCATTAACAGTTTTAGCAACAAGGTTTCCTTCTTTATCGTACCAATCTCCATGACCATCTCCCTTCAAACCCATCTTAGTGGCCTGAGTAGATGCTTGGGTGACTACCTCACTTATAAATTGTTTAAAACTTTTGTAGAAGGTGTTGAAACACCTCCAATAAAAGCCAACCTAAAAGACTGTACATCTAATTCTCCTATTTATGCCTCTCTTTTAATAAAAAACTTTAATAGTTGGGATAGAAATAGAAGAATAGAAGAGGTTGTTCTTAATTTAATAGATACGCTTGAATATTATATAACTGATGTACATAGAAACTTCTTAACTACTATACAAACAAAAGTTAATGGAGAGCTTTCAAGGCGTATAGCTGAAGAAGAAGCTGTGAAAAAAGCTACAAAAAAAATATTAAAAGATAATATAGATGAAAATAAATGATGAAATGCGCAATGGTATTCCTTGGGAAGCTATTGAAGATTACTATGATATATTAGAGGAGCCTGAGTGGTTTTACTTTCATTGCTCTGATGATGTGTCATATCAAGTTACCAGTAAAGGAGAGTCTTTTGCTGATGAAAAATTATTAACTAAAAAATTATATAAAAAATGTGTGGATTAGTAGGATTTAATGGTAAGGCTAACACTAGTGTGTTCAAAGCTTTACATTTATTAGCAGATAACGATAGTAGAGGTGGGCACTCTACAGGGTTACTTGCAAATGGTAAAATATACAAGACTGTTGAAGAGTCTATGAATATATTACCTATGCTTAAAACAAGTACAACAGGTAGTGTTCTTATTGGACATACAAGGTATGCAACTCACGGTGAACACACTGTTGAGAACGCTCACCCTTATCAATATGGTAATATTATAGGCGCTCACAATGGTGTTCTATCAAACTATAAAGAAGTGGGTAAGAAGTTTAACATCAAGAAAACTACCGTTGACTCTCAAATGATATTCAAAGTTCTTTCACAGACAAAAGATGATAACAACTTAGGATTATTTGGTGGTGCAAAGAATGTATTGTTTACAAAAGGTGACAATAAATTGTATATGTATCGTAGAGACAACCCATTGTATTATGTAAAAACAGAAGATGGTATATACATCAGCTCTTTGAAAGAAGGTCTAAAAACTATTGGTGGTAAAGGCTGTAAAATAGTGGAAGTCACTGAAAATGTGTTATATACGCTTGAGGATGGTAAAATTGTTAACACAAGAAAAATCAAACACAAGCCTATTGAATCTGAAGTTTCTATAAATACTGATTGGAGAAGTTATGGTTCTAGTAAGAGTTATAACTATTACAACAACTCACTTAGATACGATAACTATCACTTTGAAGATGATGATGATTTAGACAAAGAACATTTTGACGAAATCAATGAACACGCAAGCTTTGTTCACGATTTGTATTGCACTGATAGATTTAGTGATGAAGAATCTACAAAATTAATGGAATTGTATAACTATTTAAACACTATGGCTTATGAGTACTATTAAAGAAGAATTGCAAGAATGTGTATGTGGTGATTGGTATCCAGCAGATGAGTGTTATGAATTATACAACGGTGGATTTGTTCACAAAGATAAAGATGATTATGTAATGCTTAGTAGTGACTGTGACAGTCTTTGGATGCATGAGGATGAAGTTATATATTGTGATTGTAATGGGGAATATTACCCTGAAGATGAATATTCTGATTTTGAGATTGAGTTTGACCACTATGATGAGGTGTATAGATTCACTGACAATATGCTTTGGGGTTACTATGAACGAGGCTCAGAAGGTTGGTTTTCTGAAAGAGCTGACTATTCATACTCTAGCAATAATGATGTGTATTTTATGACCGAATATATTGCAGAACGTATGGGTTATATATATTCAGACGCCAGAGAAGATTGGATACACGAAGATGATTGGGATGAGGATGAAGATGGAGATGGCGGTGCAGAATGGGATAACACTTGGAATGGTACGAATGAAAAAAAGCTTCATAAAACCTTTGGTATGCCGTACACCTTTGGCGTGGAAATAGAAACATGCGATGGTTATATGGATTTTAATAAAGATTTGAACCTTAAAGCTGTGCATGATGGTAGTATTGATGGTAAGGAGTATGTTACAGGTTGCCTAAAAGGTAACAGTGGTGTTAATCAACTTCAGGATATATGTAAAAGTATATCTGACTCAGGTTGTACCGTGGACTCTACTTGTGGTATACATGTTCACATAGGTGGCGCTAACTTCAATAGAAGATTTAGTATACTATCTATTATGCTTGGTAGCATGCTTGAAAATGAAATATTCTCTATGCTACCCAAGTCAAGAAGTAAAAGTAGTTATTGTCTAAAGATACCTAACAAGTTTTATCAGTTAAGAACTGTTAACAAAAGATTGTATCCAAGGACTTACAAAAGAATGCTTAAACTTCTATCTGAATATGTATACGCAGAAGATTCTAATTTCGATTCTCGTAACAACAAGAAAGGTCACCATCCATACGGTAGGTATTGTTCCTCTAGATATAAATGGTTAAACCTTAACAACTGTAGTTATGAAAAGACTGGTCCTGACACTATAGAATTTAGATGTCATAGTGGCTCAAAAGACTTTGAGAAAATCTATAATTGGGTTTTAATATGTATGTGCTTTGTAAGGTATGTAGAAAATAATTCAAGACAAATTATAGAATCTTACAATGCGTGGATAAATGGACATCGTCCACACGAAGTATCAGGTGGAGTAACTCTGCGTGACATAGTCTCAGAAGGTCTTGGTAAGGACGGTATGTTCTTATTAGAATATATAAATAAGAGGAAAGACAAGTTCCTTAAGCAGGATTAATCGCTGCTCAATTAGAAAGGTGTGTGTATAAGTTAAATGTCCTGTTAACTTAGTTACTCATAGTGTTCGGTAACACACACCTTTTTATTTTATTTTGTTGTTCACTATCATATGTTAAAAACTTTATTTTATTATTAACAATTATTTACTTAAATTTACATACCATGAAAAATATTATACTAGTATCTATTGTATTAGTAGGCGTGTGTCTATTAATAACTTTGACTAAACTTGGTCAAAAATCTCTTCTTGTAGAATCATTACAGGAACAAAATAACAATCAAAAATTATTTATAGAACGTTTACATGAATCTATTGAATATAACTATGCACAACAACTTGAGTTAGAAGTTATGGAATTAGGCGCTCAACTAGATTCAATGAAATTAAAATATGATTAATTATGAAAAAAACAATAACAATTAAATTAACTCGTAATCAAGCTATACAATTAAGTACTTTAATAGATACCTCTATAAGTACACCAGCTGATGAAATGTCAATGTATTATAGTGATAAAAAAAGATATAATACCATGAGAAAAATAGTAGATAAAATATATAACAAATTATGAAAAAGTTATTTGATTATTTTTGGAAAAAATACCCTAAGAAGGTGGGTAAAAAACAATGCAAAGAGTATTGGAAAAAACTAAAACCTTCTCCTGAATTATATACTATTATGATGGTTGCTTTAGACAAGCAAAAGAAATATAAGGATATATGTAATGCAAATAATGTTTTTTGTCCTGAATTTCCTCACCCTATTAGGTGGCTTAAACACGAAAGATGGGAAGATGAGGTTCCAAATATAAAAGAAACATTAAACAATTCAGTATATGTTAAACCTAAATACAAAAATTATGATGAAAGATAAATTAGATAAAGCAATAATAGTAAATTCTATAGAAACTTTTAATGCTATAGAATATTTTGAAAACTTTAGAATGGAAGAGTTAAAACAAGATGACCAGTTTTATATAAAACATATGATTAAATACATAAAATATTTAGAGTTCAAAATAAGTATTAAAAATAAAGCTTTGGGACTATGAACTCTAACAGATTAGAATTAGAAAGGATATTGCTTGGTAAGTTAATCAACAATCCAGAAAATTATTATAATAATCACTCTTTGTTAAGTCACTCACTATTTGAGAACTCTGACCACATAAAATTATTTAAGTTGTTAGACAAACAATACCAAGATAATGGTAAAATAGATTTAACAGATTTTTATATGTCCTTTTCAAATACATCAATAGCCATTGAAGTTGCACAAAAATGCACAGAAATGGCTTATGATGGTTCTACTTGTCAGTCTATTATATTGGTGCTCAATCAGTTAAGTAGAAAGAAAGAGCTTAAAATGATTTGTATGCAAACTATAGATAAGATAGATAATGATGAAGATTTATTTGATACAGTAGACTATATAGAACAAAATGTTCATAAAATAGGTAGTGTTGATAACAATGAATTATTTTCTATTGGTGAGCAAATGCCCAGTATGCTTAAGAATTTAGAAAAAAACATGAATTCTAGTGGTATGACTGGTATACCTAGTGGCTTTGAATCTATTGATAAGTTTACAAGTGGTTGGCAAAAACAAGATTTAGTTATAATTGGTGGTGCCTCATCTATGGGTAAAACCAGTTTTGCTTTAAATGTAGCTGTTAATGCCGCCCACATAGGGCATTCTGTTGTTATATTTTCTTATGAAATGTCTGTTAATCAAATGCTTATGCGTATGATAAGTGGTGACACTAATATTAATAACAAACATTTACTTAAAGGTACTATATATGAAGATGAGTTAGTTAAAATACACCAAAGTGTAGGTGGTTTTGAAAAACTTAATATGTATATAGATGAATGTAGAAACACATCATTAAAATATTTACTAAACAGAATAAGGCAATATGTTGTTGCAAAAAAAGTTGAAATGGTCGTTGTAGACTATCTTCAATTAATATCTTATAGTATGCGCGGTAGGACAAGAGAACAGGAGGTATCTCAAGTTGCTAGGGCATTAAAGAATATAGCCAAGGAATTAGATATAACTGTAGTAGCCTTATCTCAACTATCTAGAAATGTTAGTAAAAGAGAAACAGGTAGACCAACTCTAGCGGACCTAAGAGAATCAGGTGAAATAGAACAAGCTGCAGATGTTGTAGCATTTGTTTATAGACCTGAATATTATGGACTTAAGACTGATGACAATGGCAATAGTATAGAAGGCATGGCTGAGATAATATTTGCTAAAGGTAGAAACATTGGTATTGGTAGTAAGTACTTAAGATTCATAGACTATCTAACTAAGTTTGAAGAGTTGTCAACATTCAACACTTAATAACTTCTAAATTATTTTGTTTTTTTCTTTTGTATATTTGTATTTATTTAGTAGATTTGTACAACTATGATTAGGTTTGACGACACAGCAAAAAGGCTATCTAAAAAGTTGAAAATTAGTAAGGAGCTTGTAAAGAAAGTTCTTAACAAAACTTTTGATGAAATAGAAAACAATCTTAAGCGTGATAAAAATTTTATGTTTAAGGGCTATGTTAAATTTGTCAAGTCTAAGCAAAAGAAAAAACCGATTACAAAAAACGAATTATTTAATTTAAAAACGAAAGACAAATGAAACCGAATATAATTATTGTTGGACCATCAGGTTCAGGTAAATCTAGTTCAATACGAAATTTACAACCAGAAAGAACAGCTGTTATTAATACTGAAAGAAAACAGTTACCGTTCAGGAACGCAAAAGACTTTATGAACGTTCCAATTAAAAGCGTGGCAGAGTTTCACGCAGCTTTAGATAAAGCTATGTCAAGTGATAAAGTAGATACTATAATCGTAGAATCTTTTACCTCTCTTATAGAAATCATATTTAGAGAAGCTGATGTAAGATACAAAGGCTTTGATGTATGGAGTTATTACAACAAAGAGATAGATAAGATACTTGATAAGTCTAAAAACTCTAATAAGTATGTTGTATTTACTGCTATAGATAGCGTTTATGATGGGGATAATGGTGTTGAAGAGCGTTATGTTGCAGTAGATGGTAATAGATGGAAGAAAAGAGTTGAGAAAGAGTTTGTAGTGTGCTTGTTTACTGATACAAGAAAAACAGATAATGAAGTAAGCTACAGATTTAGAACAAACACTACGGGTAGAGATTCTGCAAAGAGTCCTATGGGTATGTTTGATAGTTTGCACATAGATAACTGTTTAAAAACTGTTATAGATAAGTGTGAAGAATATTATAAATAAGTTTAATTAAAATCGAATAAAATGTTTCCCAAATTGAATGAAACCAAATTAAAGACTCA